CCGATATTGAGCTGACCAAGGACAGCACCGGTTCCTACATCTGGGTAAATGTTCAGGAAGGTGGTGTCCAGCGTCTCTGGAAATTGCCGGTTGTCGACAGCAACGCTGTTCCAGAGGGCGAGTTCCTGGTGGGGGCAATGAACATCGCTGCTCAAGTGTTCGATCGGGAAGACGCAGCTGTCGAGGTTTCGACCGAAGACGGCGACAACTTCCGCACCAACATGGTGACCATTCGTGCTGAAGAGCGTTTGGCTCTCGCGGTTTACCGCCCTGAGTCGTTCGTGCACGGCGAGTTCGACGATCCAACGCCGTAAGCCGGTCCATTCCTTTCACTGATCAGGAGCGCGCCCGGGAGACTGGGCGCGACAGGCCATGCCAGAGATTCAACTGAAAACCAAAAAGGGATTCCTCGATGGGCATAAATATGCCAAGCGCGGTTCCACGATCACAACTGATGAATTCCGCGCCAAAGAATTGCACCGGCTCGGCCTTGTCGAGGATTACGAATTGAAAGAAGCCGAAAACGCTGAAAACAAGAAAGCGCCGGAATCTGAAAACAAATCCGCTCCGAAGCCCAGCACCAAGAAAAAGGCCGAGTAACTATGAGCGTCATCAGCATCGAACTGGCAATGAAACACCTTCGAGCAGAATCCGAGGATGTCGAAGACGTACAGTCGAAGCTTGATAGTGCTGAAACCGCTGCCCAGAAGTTCTTGCAGCGGCGGTTCTATGCCGACGCTGCGGCCTTGGCTGCTGCGCGCGCAGGCGTGCCAGAAGCGCGCCTCGCCGCTCGCACGGCTTATCAACTGGCCGTCACGGCGGCGGAAGCTGTTGAAAACTGGGACGACCGCTGCGCTGCGTTTGCCGATGCAGAGTTCGTGTTCTCTGAGGCGCTGCGAGATTGCACGGCGGTTGCTCGCGGAATGGTCATAAACAAATCCATCGTTGCGGCCTGCCTGCTTACCCTTGGTCATTTATGGATGAGCCGGGAGGACACGGTGACCGGAATCAATACGTCCTCGGTGATCGAGCTACCACACGGTTCGAGATCGCTACTGCAACCCGACAGAATTGATATGGGGGTTTGAATGGCATATCGCGAACCTGGCGCTGGCGAGCTCAACAAGCACGTCACGCTGCGCCGCCGAGATGATGCCCCCTCTGCTGACATGGGCCTGGAGTCGCTGTTCTCGGAGCTCAATCCGCGATGGGCAAAGATTGAGCCTGTCGGTTCGGCCGTCTACACAGACAGCGCCCAGACCGACAACAAGATCACCCATCGGATATTCCTCCGCTTTCGCACTGGCATCACGACGGCCTACGAAGTGGTTCATCAGCAAACCCTTTATCGGGTGAAGCGTGGCTTCGACATGAACGGACGTGGCCGATTCGTCGTGCTGGAGGTCGAAGAGCTTGGCCTGATCAACTCAGGTGGGGGCATCTATGGCTAACTCAGCATCGGTTGAAGGCTATCTTCACTTCGAAGGCTTCGACAACTTCGAGCGTGACGCCTTTGACAAAAGGAAGATTCGCGCCGGAATGCGCAAGGCTGGCTTGTTGGTGACGCAGCGAGCCCAAATGAATCTGGTTCTGGGAGGCGACGAAGACGGTTACCCAACAAGCCGGACTGGGCGAACGGTCGAATCGGTGGTTTTCAAGGTATCGAAGTCTGGTTTTCTGGTTCGCATATCGCCTACCAAGACTTCCGCCATGAAAGATTTCTACCCGGTTTATCTGCACTACGGTGTGAAGACGGGCCGAAAGCTTGGAAAACTCGCACCTGGTCAGGGTCGAGGTAAATCAAATCGTCGTGCTGCTGGCGCTCGTGCTGCCGCGGTAGCAGAGCGTGCGGCCGGCGAATGGCGCATCAAGCCACGCGACAACTATGTGGCCGACGGTTTGCAGGACTCGGCTTCTCAAGTTCAATCGATCCTCTCTACCGCATTCGCAAACGCGCTGGGCTGATCGCCGCCCCGGACACCCACATGAAATTGAACCCTATCGTTGCCCATCTGCGGCTGACGTGCCCGACCTTTGCCGGTCGTATTGCCGGCGGCATCGACTGGGATGCTGTCGTCGACAGTGCTCAGCTCGAATTGCCGGCCGCTTATGTGATTGCCACGGCCGACGCGGCCACGCCCAGCAAAGCGCAGAACGTGGTTGTTCAGGACATCACCGACCAGTTCAACGTGGTGATCGTCTTGAAAACATCGGACGAGCGTGGCCAAGCCGACAACGATTTGTTGCACGACATCCGCGCCGAGCTCTGGCGTGCTCTGGTCGGGTGGAAGCCGGGACCTGAATACACGCAAATCGAATACGGGAAGGGCGCCTTGCTGCATATCAGTCGGGCGCGGGTGGTTTACCAGTTCACCTTCTTCTCCGAATTTCAGCTCGGCCGCAATCGAGCGGACCAGCCGCCAGAGACATGGCAGGAATGGGAACTCGACGGCTTGCCCGGGTTCACCGGCGCTACCATCAAAATGGACTGCATCGATCCTGCAGATCCAAACCTGAAACGACCTGGCCCTGACGGGCGCATTGAAGTTGCATTCACTGGAGACGTAACACCATGACCAAGCGCATCACTGTGGTGCCGGCCGCTGGCCGCTCTGTGCCCGATCCGGAGGCTGGCGACCTGTTGCCTGTTGAAGGTCGGGAAGTCCCCGACAACGCCTGGTGGCGCCGCCGCCTCGCCGACGGAGACGTCAGAACCAAAAATGTCGAATCCCCATCCACCAAAGCCGGCAAAACGGCGCTGATCGAGGAAGGCAAATAATGGCCATCGGATTCAGCAACATCCCCGCCGATATCCGAGTGCCGCTGTTCTATGCGGAGATGGATAGTTCGGCGGCAAACAGTGCTTCGAGCGTGATGCGCCGCCTCATCGTCGCTCAAGTCAATGACGACGCCGAAAGCGAAAGCATCGGCAAGCTGGTGCTGGTTTCCAGCCTCCCGATCGCCAAGAGCATTGCCGGCCAAGGCTCGATGCTCGCCGCGATGTACGAGACCTGGCGCAAGGTCGATCCGATTGGCGAAGTCTGGTGTCTGCCGCTGCAGAACGAAACCGGTGAGACTGCTTCGGCCACCATCACCATCACTGGTGCCGCTACCGAGGCCGGTCTGCTGAATCTGTACGTCGGCGGCGTGCGCGTCCAGTCGGTGGTTGCATCGGCCGCGACCCCAACGATTGCTGCCGCTGCGCTGGCTGTGAAGATCAACGCGACGCCAGATCTGCCCGTCACCGCCGCGGCCGTTGCTGGCGTGGTAACGCTGACCTGTAAGTGGACCGGCGAAAGCGGTAACGACATCAGCATTCAGATGAACCGCCTCGGCAAGTCCAACGGCGAGTCCATTCCGGCAGGCCTGACCGTGGTCACCACGGCGATGACTGCGGGCGCCGGCGCGCCGGATGTCGTCGATGCAATCGCTGCACTGGGTGATGAGCCCTTCGAATTCCTGTGCCAGCCATGGTCGGACACGACCACGCTGAATGCCTGGAAGGATGCGATGGACGACAACACCGGCCGATGGAGCTGGGCCAAACAGTTGTTCGGCCACGTCTACACCGCCAAGCGCGGCACCATCGGTACGCTGGTAGCGGCCGGGCAGGCGCGCAACGATCAGCACGCGACCATTCAGGGCGTCGAACCCGGCGTGCCTCAACCGGTATGGGTGGTGGCGGCATCGCTCGCGGCACGCACGGCGGTGTTCATCTCTGCCGATGCCAGCCGTCCAACGCAAAGCGGCAGCATGCCAGGCGTCGATCCGGCGCCGGCCAGTGACCGCTTCACTCTGACCGAACGCCAGTCGCTGCTGAACTACGGCATTGCCACTGCGTACTACGAAGGCGGTTACGTGCGCATCCAGCGCTCAATCACCACCTACCAGAAAAACGCTTACGGCCAGGCTGACAACTCCTACCTGGACAGCGAAACCATGCACCAGTCGGCTTTCATTGTGCGCCGCATGCGCAGCGTGATTACCAGCAAGTACGGACGGCACAAGCTTGCGAGCGACGGCACGCGCTTCGGCGACGGCCAACCGATCGTCACGCCTGCCGTGATCCGGGGCGAGCTGATCGCTCAATACTCCAAGCTCGAGCTGGAAGGTCACGTGGAAAACGCGGATCTGTTTGCCGAGCACCTGGTTGTGGAGCGCGATCTGAACGACCCGAGCCGAGTCAACGTGTTGTTCCCGCCTGACTACATCAACGGTCTGCGCATCTTCGCGCTGCTCAACCAGTTCCGCCTCCAGTACGACGAAGCGGCGTAACGCTCAACTGAACACCCAGCCCGCCCAGCGCGGGCTTTTTTATTCTGGAGATAAAGACCATGGGCGAAAAAGTAGCCGGCACCGTGTACGTGAAAGTAGACGGCACGCAGCTGACGATTACTGGCGGTGCAGAAGCACCGCTGATGGACAAAAAGCGCGAGACCGTCTGGCCCGGTTTTTACAAAGAGGAAGAACTGGCCGCGTACCTGAAGATGACCGCGCTCATGCCGCAAGGCTTCCCGATTAAAGCTCTTGCGAACGGGCGCGACATGACGGTGACGTGTGAATTCAGCAACGGTCGGG